AACGACGCCAAGTCCAGTATCCGTGAGGAGAAGACCACGGCCAACTGTCGCATCCAAGGCTCGACCAAATTCATCGGTCGCGGTATTGATCAGGCCAGTAGTCGTGCTGAGCAGCCATCGCTGACTCATCCGCCCCTGGCTAACAATGTTCGTTCCAGTGCCACTATACAGTGTTCGATTCAGTGCCATGATTCGGCTCCTTTCTTAGGCTCCGGATCAAAGACCGAAGTTACGAATGACGATATTGCTGCCTGGGTTGTTGCAGATGTTCTGACCGTAATGGCCAAAACGGACCTCGTACTGGTCAGCATCGACAACACGGAGGTAGTCGTTGTTGTCGAAGTCAAGCATCTGAGGAGCAGGGCCTAGCGTCGAAAGCTCCCATGACGCCATCTGGATCATGAACGCCTTGTTGCGTGGGCAGAACGGGTCCGAGATGATCTTCATCGGGCCATTCATGCCGTCATACTCAATCGCCTTGAAGCTGATGCCAGCGACGTTCGACTGAACACGGTCATAGACGATGTCCGAACCGAGAGCCTTCTTGAGGTTCTGCAGGTCGAGCGGGTTAATGAAGATCGTGTCCGGGTAGCCGACGCCCTGAACCGCGACGCGCGCTTCCGCTTCCATGAGTGCTTCGTTCATGGGGAGACCAGAGGCGTTCAGCTGCTGACCAGCAAGGCGGACGGAGTCCACCGTGCGGTTGAGGCCCCAGAACGGAGTCGCAGACACCGTCTGTGGAATCCACGCCTGGATGCCCGTGACAGGGCCAGTAGCCGAGTTGCTCGTGGTGAACGTGCCGCCTCCTGGATTGGCGTTGTAGTCGCCACGACGTACGAACCCATCGCCAACTGCTGGAGCAAGCCCGTTAAACTGTTTGCCAGCTGCAACAGTGCCTGCCGCGTTTGAAATCACGAACGAACCAGCAGTTCGGTCAATGCTGAAGACGTACGCGCCTTCTCCGGTCGCTGCACTATCAACAGGAGTGCTGGATCCGTATTCGACACCGGCAACCACAAGGCCAAGCTTCATGCCGGTGCAGAAGTAGACAATGTCCGAAGGAGTCGCGAGTTGGACAGTGCTGGTAGCGTTTGTATATGACGAAACGATACCTCGAACGCCCGTGCCGTCGCCGAAGAGCTGGAACTCGAGGTCCATAAGCTCGTTCGTCGAGACGCCGTCCGTCTCTTGGTTCCAAAGGTCAACAAGTGCGCCGCTCGTGCGCACAGCCGCCTTCATCGTTTCGCCGTCCATGCGGAGGAGGCCGTAGTGCTTCGTGCGGTAGACCTGGAAGCGTTTGTAGGAACCGCCGCCGCCGTTGAGACCGCCCTTCGCCACGCCTTGCGCCGTGGTAAAGTCGTAGGACGAACCTTGCGGACGCTCGTTCTGAAGCGCAACGACTCGGAAGTCGCCGTCGAAGTTGGTGGTCTTCTTGATGAGCGAGACCAGTGGGAAGTTCTTGTAGAGAGCCGTAGGGATGGCTCCATCAGGATACTTCGTCTTGAGGATCGCTTGGATTGCTGCGTAGGTGGGATTGGAGTTTGCGCCGGCCATGATGATGTCCTGTCAGTTTGGAGATTGAGTGAGTGCTTTTTTGACTGCGGCTTGAAGAGCAGCTTTCTGTTCATCTGCAGAGAGCTGCCCAAACGGCTTGCCCGAAGTCCGCACTTCACTGGCCGCCTTCGTCGATAGCGTTTTGGACGACTGCCGCTTGGGAGAGTCTTTCCCTGCAGCTACGCCCCCGGCACGCACGAGCCGGTCTCGGTACTTTTTGTCGAGCATACGAATCACGAGGGTGTCGCTGATGTCGTCGCCGCTCGCTGCCATGCTGGTGGCAAGACGCTGCGCCTCGCCCCACAAGGCTTCTGGGTCATCTTCGAACAGGTTGTAGAGAGTAGGGAAGTCACGCTTGGTGACCATACCCAGGAAGTCTCCACGCGCCGCCGCATGCTTTTGCTTGTCAGCCGCATGCTGCTCGTTCTTTTTGACCTCTTCGCGCTCTCGACGCAGCTCTCGAAGTTCTCCGCGAAGCTCGTCAATCTCGCTCGTGACCCGGTCGTCCTGACCCGTCGTCTCGCGGATGCCTGCGTCAATCAGGTCTTGGAACTCAAACCCGAATTCCTTGAACGTTGACACTGGACGACGGCGCAGCTTCTTGAAGATGTCTTCCGCAACTTGGCTGCGGGTCTTCTCGTTCTGCACGCTGGCTTGCTCGAGCTTAGCCTCGAGGTCGCGCGTGCGCGCCTCGGCTTTGACAATGCGGCGCTCTGCCTGCCGGCGGATGGCCACAATCTCGTTGTCTGCAGCGGCTTCCTCGGACTCTTCTTCCTCGGTGCCTTCCTCCGCTTCTACCGCACCGCTGTCCTCCTCTGACGATGCCTCGACCTCGTCGGAGGTGGACTCCTCAGAAACCTCTTCCTGGGCCTCCTGGGAGTCGTCGCTGGACTGTGCGGAAATTACCGTGTCTGCTGCTGCTCGCATCTTTGAAACTAGATCATCGCTCATTGTGTTTCCTCCATTTGCGGCTCAGCACCTTGCTGTGGCGGGGCCATTCCCTGCGCACCCTGGGCTGCAGCCTGTTGAGCCATCTGCTCGTCCTGAACATCCTGCTTGGCTTGCTGAAGCAACGCCTCGATCTCTTCGAGGTATTGCCGAAGGACAACAAGCCGCTTCTCAGGGACGCCCTCGACTCGCGCTTTGTTGTAGTGCCGACGCGCCCTGTCAAAGGCGAGCGCCATGTTCATGTACTTGTCGGGCGACACGTACCGCTGGCCGCGAAGAATCATGGCCACGGCCTTGTCGACGACGTCTAGGTCAGACGTCTCGAGGTCGCGAGCGGCATCGATGTCTGGAATCTCCAGGAGCGAGAACGCCTCTTCCTTCGAAGTGATCAGTTTCCGGTCCATCATCTCGATGACTTCCGAGAACCGCGCAGCCTTGCTCTGACTAAGTGCGCTCACCGGCTCGCAGACCAGGATAAAGTCGTCGCGGTCCATGGCGACGTCCGACCAGTCAATGCGCTCCAATGCTTTCTTGCTCGGAGCGAGGACTTGAACAGTCTCGCCCGCTTCGTTCGCCTCGATGCATGCATCGACGATAAGCCAGCCAATATCCACGTGGAATTGACGCACGGACTCGTGAGCAACACGGAACCTAGCGTCTTCCATGTCATCGTATACCGTCAGAGCCCGTCCAGATGCCTGTCGAAGGCCAGCTGGAAGAAGGGATTGAGCGGCAAGCTCGGAAATGCCCTCATAGCGAAGCATGTTCTGAGCGATCGAATCCTTGTACGAGTACGTATCAGGATGCACCGGCTGGGGGTTGAATACCATCGGCGGCGCGCCGGAGTATTCAAAGAATGTTCCGACATCGTTGTCGATCTTTGTCTTGCCAAGGGTGCCCGCCTGGATTGCGATGTGAGAACCGCCCATAAGGTGGTGCGCAACCTGGATTTTCTCGCTCAGACGGTCGTATTCGTCCTGTGCTGGGGCCAACTCGAGAGCCATGGATGGCCCGAAGAACCCAGAAAGGACCGCGTTCGTTTTGAGGAACGCAATTGACGCGTTCTCGCTTCGACTCCACTCCGACGCCTGCAGGACGCCGGTCGATAGGGAGATAACTTTCGCCCCATCGTTGGCATTTGGGCCTGACGCCAAGTGAATTGCCTCGTACACGAGGATCTGGTCACTGAAGCGACCACTGTTCAGGTACTGAGAATCATCGTCTGCTGGCTTTGGTGCGCCAAGAATGGCTTCTCGTCGAGCTGCAGCCGTCCCGTAGAGGCTTTCGTCATCGCCGCCGAACGTCTCGAGGACGACAGAGCGGTCCATGTAGCATCGATGATAGTAGCATCGCGGCGTCCCGTAACGAGCTTCGGCTTCTGACACGAGCAGGTCAAAGATTGGGATGCGCTCGATCTGAAGTTTGCCTTGGGAGAAGTAAACCTTCACCGCAGCAGTCCCGAAGACGAGGACGTCAAGCAGAATCTGTGGGAATGTCTTGCTGTACTGCGCGCTGTAGAACGCACCCGAGAAGAATCGGTCCAGCTGCTTTGCGCGGTCCCGTTGAATCCAGTCGCCGCCGACCGTCTGAGACGATGGGATCGGCATCGTGCGGGCCAGCTTGGCCTGCATCGTATGGATGGCGTTCCTGGCCACGTTGAAGCTGACTCGGTCGTCGTAGATGCCCTTGACGGGCATCCCGAACATGCGCAAATCTGCACCATAAACCTCTGCCGCTCGCTGCCACATCTGGCGACGATACGAGGTCTCATTCCGAATCGAGTTGATGGTGCTGACTACGGAGTCTGCTGGGTTATCCCCTCGTTCATGCAGCAACCACCATGCTTCGGTAGTGTCATTGATCGAAGCCATAGTAGCCAATCATCTTCTGAACCTGGGTTATGTCAAGATAAATCATCGTCGCAACCTTGATGTCTTCTTATTTTTTGCTCTGATATTATTCTCAATCCTACCCCATATCTTTTTTTCTTCTTCATCCAGCCCCTGGTATCCTTCCTCGAACTCGTTTTGCTGGCGGTTGTCTTCCAGCTCGTGCCATCGAGTCAGCGCCATGCAGATAGCCGGGGCATAGTCGGCGTGTCGGCCATCACCAGACTTCATCAGGTCGATGCTTATCCCAGATTGCGAATACCGCCGCACGACTCGCTGCAGGTCCTGTCGAACGAACGGGTCAGGAGGAAGCTCCACGTCGCCAATCTCGAACATGGTCCGCAAGGTCAGGTACCGCTTCGTTCGCTCCGTCGACGTCCACGAATGCGGGACAAGGATTAGACCCACTTGGTTTGCCAAGTCACGCAGCGCGTCACCCATGTACTGGTCGCTATCGAGGACCGTTACCCTATATGCTTTCAGTATGTGCGCAATCTCTTGCAGCACGAGTGCTGGACGCAGGGGATTCACTGGACTTCCGGTCCACTGACGAGCCAAGCAGATGACCTTCTTCTTCCTGCCTGAGCCAGTAGCGACGACGAGCGTGAAGCTGTTGCCTCTGGTTGCCGGGTCGATGGCTGCGGTGTACGTCGTTCCTTGCTGGGGCGCAGAGGCGATAGGCGCTTCTCGAGTAGCTCCCTCGATCATCGATGTCGTGAAGAGAGCCTCTTCTGGGTCGGCGAACTCTGCTTCGATGTCGGTGCGATAGATGCGAGGGTCACGCCTCGCAATCTCCAGCTTTTCTTCCGGCCAGATGATCGGGGCCATGTCGTAGGCTGGAGCCTTGACCACAATGCAATCCCGGCTCGGCTTGCCCCACCTGTCTTTGACAAGCTCGTACAAGAATCCCATCGGGGCCCATGGGCTCGAGATGTAGACGAGCTGCGCGCCTGGGAGGATGCGAAGCAAGACGGCATCTCGCAGGTCGTTGACGGAGACGGCGGAATCGTCAGAGCCCCATCGAGCAACCTCATCCATGATGACGCCAGCAGACCAGCGAGCCACCAAAGACGAGCCGGCCTTGCTCGAGGCGACTACCTTGATTTCGACTGGGCGTCCTGACGGATGCCGAATCATCAGGGTGTCCGCCGTGGGAGTCTCGAGGATGAGCCTCGACAGGATAGGAGACGCCATCGTTCGGCCCACGATGTGGCCGTAGACAACGTCTGCGAGGTCCTTTGACAGGGATACGATAGAGATGCGTGGGATCTCTCCGGGTCCTAGCCTCGAGAGGTCCGCCCGTTGCGACCAGTGGACTGCAAGAGCTGCTGCTGACAAGCTCTTAGCCGTACGGATACCAGAGACGATCGCAAGCTCTGCGGGCTTAACAGCATCCGGAATAACTCCTCCGAACGCACGGAGGACACGTGGGTCATCTGCAAGGTCGCCCAAAGGACGACCGTCAGCGACACGAGCGATAGCTCGCTGTAGGGGGCTGGCAGTAGTAAGGCCAAACCCGAGAGAAGAGGTGAGCAGGCCCTCAAAGTGAGAGAGGTCCTTCGCTGCCAACTGCTCTCGGACAGCGGCCTCAAACACTCCAAGGACGTCATCCGACTGGGATCTTACGTGGACGTCCGCGACGGCGTGCTGGCTTGTCTTCTTCATCCGTTACGGATTCTTTCTCGCTCGTCTCAAGAGCCTCAACAATAGGAGCAGCTTCAGGAGCCTCGATGGCGACCTCGAGCTTGAGCGCAATCATCTCAACCACGTTGTTGAGGGGAACCATCGTGTAGCCTGCCTTTACAAAACCTTCTTCGTACCGAAGGTCCATGTGTTTTGGCCGGTAGAAGGTAGTGGTGATTCGTGACTTCTCGCTGGGGTCGTCGACTCCCCGGAGGAAGACTGCTCGTTGAATTGGGAATGCTGCTTTGATATTTTCTTCCACTTGTATCCTTTGCGCACTGCGTCAGCTAGGGGTTCGATGAACTCAAGGGTTACTGCTTGCGTATGCTTGTAGTCTGGGGAGACGAACTTGACGTACCCATTGCCGAAGGAGTGGATTGGCCAGCCAGTGACTTCTGCGATTGCGTCGGCGTAGCGTCGCCACCCGCTGCAGTAGCCTTTGGCGGTCGTAGCGAACCCGCCTCCTGGGATTGCCCGTTTGATGGAGTCGCTCATGGCTTTGCTGCCTGGGAGTTGAGGAGCCGGGTTCGTTCGGTTCTACGGGTATAGCCGCAGGCGTTACAGGAGACGGCATTGGTCTTGAGGTCGGACTCGTACTTGGAGGCCTTATAGCCGCAGGAGCACTCAACGGACCAGAGGCGCAGGTAGGTAGAGGTTCCGTCTTCGAGGAGCTTCACGAGGGTCCACTCGTTGTGCTTGTCGCCAGGGGCTCGAGCTGGGCGAGGAGACTTGCCACAGCCGCAGGAGCGCAGGCGATTGACGGCGATATGGGAAGGGGTGCGGTCGTCGACGGTCTTACCGCAGTCGCACAGGAGCGTGAGCTTGGGGCGGACTTGGGTAACGATCAAGCGACCGAAGCGTTGGCCGACGTCGAGCTGGTACTTGCGCCCGAAGGTTCTGTTGTCTGTCATGGTGTTTCCTCCACGGGCTAACCAAGCACGGTACAGGAAGGAGAGTCAATAAAAGAATTGGATACACGAGACGTATTTGATATGAGGAAGAAAGCAGGGTAAAATAAATCGTCCGAGGGCATGTCGAATCTGTCTTCCAATCAGCCGCTATCTGTGAGACTTAGGGGTTAGGGGTTCGTAACCCATGCCTAAAGCTTTCCTGCGTAACAACGAGAAGCAGGCAAGCGGTCCCGAAGCGAGCGATAGACGAGCTAGGGATTGGCGACGACTAACGTAGACGCGTGAACAACGCTCCGTAGATACGCTCGCTCCCACTCGCGCTCTCCTACTCAGCTGGGTAGGTGGATAGGTGGATGAATCGTAGCGGTAATACGGGAACGTGGAGTAGGGAAAATTTTGGAGTGGGGTACCCTACGGGTTACCGTAATACAAAGTGCAGACGGGGGGTATACGAAGCACATACGCATACGTTAACTACTCTATACGTAATCAACCTAATACAATCCGCTAGGTTAATTGCAGGGATACGACAGTAAAGATACGTACAACGGATGCTGTAGTGTGTACGTAATACGCTTAAGAATAATGCTTGCGTTGTGTTTCGATATAGGGTAACGTACCCACAGCCCAAGCACATACCTTTTCCATACCGTTACGCAGTAACCTCCAACGAGGCACGCAACGGGCAAACATTGAAGGGAGTTCACAACGTCAACCGGTTGTCAACGGCTTATATTAGTTAACGTATGCACGTTAACGCTAACGCCTTGGAATCGTTAGGCTATGCATGAATGAGAAAAGAAACGACGTAACGGGTCAAAAGATAGGTGACAGGGCCGGGAAAAGGCGTAGAGTCTTTACATCGGGTTAAGGCTTCAAGCCTCGAAAGACCGCCGGCTCTATGACAATTAGTTTCTCGTTTCTTACGTCTTCGAACGTTTCCGCGTGCATTATCGCGTTGACATGCACTGACACCGCAACCTAATCAGCAACGCTAACGCGTTGCGCTATGCTACCTTCGACGGTGAGCAAGTAGGCCAGTGCATTTTCACGCTGGATCGCCCCACAAGCGATCCTAAGGCTAGGCTTTGTCCGTCCACAGGGTGACGGTCTAAGCGGGAACCGATGCGAAGCTAGCGATGCTATCTCAGACGGTAGCACGTGCCTACACTAGGCAATATGGTACACCCTGAGAAGGTGCCTAACGAGAGATCCTAACGTTAACGCGCATCGTCACAAGACGATGCGCAAGTAAGCACGCGTGACACAAGGGGAAACCGCTTGTGCCGTCAAGGCGTCAAAGCCTTGCGCGTGCTCTGCGTCAATCGTGACGCGTTAAGGGGAACACCATGAACCGCATGGAACTATGCGCATTGTACGCGCATGCCAAACCATCCGATCGCGTAGGCCCGGTAAGGGCCACGCGCATCATTCGCCGCGATACCGGCGAGGCCATCGCCATCGCCATCGCCAAGCCAGCTGCCAAGCCAGCTGCCAAGCCAGCTGCCAAGCCAGCCAGCCAGCCAGCCAAGCCAGCGGCCAAGGCATTCACCGGCACCGCGCGCGGAAGCGCGGAAGCGTACGCAAGGGCCCTTTGCGGGCTTTTGGACCTAACGTGAGCGCCCTAGAGAAGTTCCGAGAGCGCCTCGCAGAAACCGCTCTTCGGAGCGAAGAGAAGCGGGCCCTATGGGCCATGCTCCTAACCATTGCGGCGGAAGAGCCGCGAGAACGCCGCCTCGGCATACTGAGGCTCGGGTCGTGATTCGACTCTTGGCCACGATGATCGTGGCCGGTGTGCTGCTAAACTCAGCCGGTGAGGCAATCACCGGCCGGCACTTGCCACCCTACGGGGCGTGCAAGTGAATCCCGACGTCAAATTCCGGAGCATCCTCGCGATGCTCTGGACAATCCCAGCCGCGCCACGCGCGGCGAAACAGGCCAGCCACGTCCCATCGTGGCTCATCGTCGCAGCTTCCCGGTAAGCCGGGAGTCAAGGCTCATAACCTTGGCTGCGACCTGCCCAGAATTCCTGGGCGAAACGCGCCGTGTGGCGCTAAGGAGTGTCAATATGAATCTTGTGCAGAAGCTGAGCCACACGTACGGCTCCAGCTACTTTGGATCCGGAGGTGGCTACGGCCACGTAAAAACATCGGAGAACGCGCGAGCCGTAGGCTCGTCCGACAACGGATTCATGACCGGCTGCGACGCCGTCCGCGTCGTCGACGAGAACCTGCCGGCCCGGGCGTACGGGTCGGGAGGCGATTGCATAGGGGAGGGACGCGAGTGGGGCGAGGCCTGGGAATGGGTGCCGGGCCACGGCTGGATGAAGACCAAGCTGCCCATGGATGACCGGAGGTCGTGGCTCTCAGCCGCGACCTCCGCGACCGGCGAGGCCCTTGTGCAGGCGGCTGCTGCTGCCGCCGCCGCGAAAGCGGCGCGCATCGCCGAATCCGCGGCCTACGCCGCAGCGTGCGACGCGGCCCGAGCGGCAGCGTGCCACGCTGCCTACGTGGCGGAGGAGGCGCGCCGCGCTGAGGTAGTGCGGCTGCGCGCGTTCGAAGCGCGACAAGCCTCCCCCCACAACCGGCTGCCCAAGCGCAACCGCGCCGGCGGGCCCGGAAGGTGCCTGTAGAACCCACCATCTCCCGCCACTCCAGGTGGCTGCGGCGCGAAGCCGGGGAGATGGACTGCCCAGCATATCGCTGGGAATCAGCGCCAAGGAGGCGCGTAGAATGATCAAGAAGAAGAAGGCGGTTTTCCTAACCGCCGAGGGTGGGCACTTCCGTGCCTACCCCGATGGGGTTAGCACCCCGAAGACAGGCTGGCGCATTGTCGCCGGCATGCCTGCGAACCCCGCAGGCTGGTTCGTCTACCAGTTCGAGGAGAACTGGTATCTGATCGAAGGCCTCACGGGGCTTTCGGTCGGTCAGGACTTCACCATCAATGGTGCGATCCAAGACTTCACCCGCAACGCGGGTGCCGTAGCTTCCTGGCAGGAAGCCGCCTCCCGGCGCAAGCCGGTGGCCGAGCTTCCAATGCGGAAGCCCGATGCGGGCTGAGCTTCTCAATCTTGGCCGTCAGGCCAAGTTGGAGAAGAGCATGAAGCTCTACGACATCCGTGTCGCAGGGCTTCACTTGTCACCCGGCAAGGTTGCTGGGATGACAATCTGCCCGGACATGAGTCCGGGGTGCCGAGGCGGATGCCTCGACACGGCTGGGCGTGGCCAAATGGCCGTCGTCCAAGCCGCACGCCATCGTAAGACGATGGCATTCCTGGCCGATCCTGTGGGATTCGGTCGCAAGCTCGACGCGGAATGCGTCGACTTCCTCGCTTCCCAAGCCCGCAAGGGCGTGGAAGCCTGGATCCGCCCAAACCTCACGAGTGACATCTCGTGGGAGTCGTACCTGAGCACGAAGGTGCTCAAGCATTGCTACGACTACACCAAGTCGGTGCAGCGGTGGACGGCACAGCCGTACCATCTCACCTATTCCTGGAACGAGCGTTCCGGGAAGTCTCCCCTGCAGCTGGCCCAGCAGGCCCTGCAAGCGGGCCGTCCCGGCGTGGCCGTCGTGGTCTCGCCAGAGATCCACTGGGCTCTTCACGGGCTCAAGGAGTTCCACGGCGTGCCCGTGGTCGACGGTACCAAGGACGACCAACGTCCTTACGACCCATCTGGAGCACTCGTGCTCCTCAAGCCTCTCGGGAGGCTCCGCAAGGATGCCACCGGGTTCGTCATTCGGGACCCTCGGGTCCTCACCAGGAGATACCTGTGATGGATACAGCAATTTTTCGCCGACGAGTGTCGGCAGCCGTGAGAAACGCACAAGTCACAGGCGGCAGCCCAGGCTTCTGCCTGAACTGCGGCGACGAGGCAGACGGCGTCGAGCCGGATGCTAGTGGCTACAAGTGCGAGAGTTGTGGCGAACGCCAAGTCTCCGGAGCCGAGGAGATTCTCTTCGGGATGTCGCTGTGAAGCTAGACATAGGCTGGTACGTCGGCATGTCCGAAAGGCTGCGCGAAGCAGCCGTCGGCGGCCTGTGGCCGGGGTTCTGTAAGGCCTGCAGCGAAGAGTCCGATGTCATCGAGACAGATGCACGGGGACTCACATGCGTGTACTGCGGGGAACCGCAGGTCATCGGAGCGGCCCATCTCATGGAGATGCTGTGAAGCTCTCTCTGCATCGAGACGGGACGATCACATACTGGAGCGTCTACCACCAGAGCTGGTGCGTTCACGTGGTTCGAGTTCCTGACCGGGAATTCGCCGCGATGGACGCAACCGAGAGGAGCCGCATCTTGCGGCACTTCGCCAAGGCAAGTCCAAGCTGCGACGAGACGTCGCACTACAGGAGCCAGTCATGACCTGGAATTACTGCGTTTTCCCCGAGCCCAACCTCGACCCTCCGGAGTACTACGGTCCTCCGGACGATTCTCCTACGGAAGACGAGTTGGACGAACTCGTCGACGAAGCAGTCGGAGCAGCATTCAAGCTGTGGCCGACAACCGCCCACATCCCAGACCGTTCCGACATCCGCGACAGCGGGAGCCGGACATACGAGGACTGGATCACGGACTGGGAAGACGGACCAGTCCCGACCGTGGCCGAACTGACTCCCTTCCTTGAGGCTCTCAAGGAAGTAGACTCGTGCCTCGACAGGCTTAATGCCTGGGAGGAGCCAGAAGCCTACGAATGTAGGTGTCACAAGCGCAATTGCGCATACTGTGGAGACTATTGACATGAAAAGCATTGAATTGGCATTCGATCGTACGGCTGTCGAGCTTGCACGCAATTGCGTCAGCCGCAACGAGGCTCCTTACGGGACCGACGAGTACACCAAAAGCATGTCCGAATATGGCCGGCTCGTAGGAAAGTTTCAGGACATCTCACGAGTGATGGACCAGATTGAGGCCAAAGGGTGCGGGACGGTCACCGGACTCTTGTCCGAGATGGCCATGGACATTGCTCTCAACGAGTACGACCTGGACAGCGCCCGCCCAGGAACCGATGGATACATGGATGTATTCCGACGTAAGATCGACCTCATGAACACCTTCAAGAGCACCCTGCGGGTGCGCGACTCGATGCAGGGAGACGGGGAGTTTTGATCCTGTTCGTACAGATTGCCATCATGCTGGCGGTATGCGGCAACAAGGCCGCACTGCCAGTGATTGGCCTTGCCATCGGCATGGCCTTGCTCAGCCCCGTAACCTGGGCAGCACTGCTAGGCTTCTTCGTCGCCGGACGGGACGACTGACATGATGCCTCGGTTCATCACCAAGCAACCAGCAAGCGAGTCTCTTGTACGAGAGTCGGAGACTCGCTTGCTGACCACGCTCAACGAGCGCATCGCCGAACTCACAAGTCGGATGGATGCCCTCGAGACTAAAGTCAGAGCCCTTCATCTAGGATCTACCGCTCATCCTGAGTGGGTAGTACCTGGAAAAGGCCTGACAGCTGCAGTCATGAGAGCCCGCATCGTTGAGAGCGTGCTCGCTTCATGCGGCGAAGAAGGTCTTACGATCAAAGAACTTGCAGCTTATCTTCACATACCTGCGACAAGGGTCGAAGTTCTCCGAGAGGACATACGGTTTCTCGTGGACGAAGACCGAGCACAGCGTGCTCCGCGCCTCCGATGGCGCATCAAGGACAGACATGCCACCACGTAAAATCAAAGTCTCAGACTCCACCGAGCAACAGCAACCAGAGGAGCAGGACGTGGAAGCCACGTCGAATCACCTGGAACTATGGAACTCCGTGCAGTCCACGGATCCTAAGTACACGAAGAAGTTCTCCCGTGGCGGCGGGTTCTCAGGAACCGCCATCAACGCTACCTTCTTGGCCAAAAAAGCCACGGACAAATTCGGCCCCATCGGCATCGGTTGGGGCATCGTCGTCGAGGACGAGACCTGGGCAACCGGCGCTCCGCTTATCGACGACAAGTGGGGCAAGGTCGGCGAGGAGATCGTCCACGTTCTCCGCATCATGCTCT